GGAAAATTCGGTTCCGGAATTTGCGACGGGAAAGAAATCAGCATAAAAGGTACATCTGCTTGGAAATCGCTCGAGGTTACCGATACCAAGACAGGTGAGGTTCTAGTTACGAAAAAGTTTTATAAAGCCGATTTTGGCGACCTTTGGAAAGATCCAGAGTGCGGTGAGTATATTGATTCTCTTTTAGGTCTTTGTATGATCAGAAAACTAGAGGATCCTGAGTATGCTTTTTTAGACACTGAATCCTATGAAGAGGTAAGAGCTCTTTCGATGGAGATGAATCTCGAAGACTTACCCGATTTAGATGCATAACCGTCCGATATTGATCATAGATGGCTTAAATTGTTTTTTTCGTCATTTTGCTGCCAATCCATCGCTTAGTGATAATGGTGATCCAGTTGGTGGGGTTGTAGGCTTCTTAAAAGGGATGCAGCTTTTACTAGAAAGGTATAATCCCGGTGATGTCATAGTGACATGGGAAGGTGGGGGCTCTCCCCGCCGGCGGAAGATTGATCCCATGTACAAAAATTCTCGGCGTCCAGAAAGATTGAATAGGTTTTATTCTGAAGACATTCCAGATACTGTGTCTAACAGAAATAATCAGTTATCAAAATTGGTTAAGCTGCTTAGATTCACATCAGCATGTCAGATTTACGTTTCCGACTGTGAGGGTGACGACGTTATCGCTCGGTTAGTAAATGCAACTTTTAGAGATAAGCGTTGTGTGATCGTATCATCAGATAAAGATTTATACCAGCTCTTGTCTGAGAGAGTAAGTCAATGGTCACCGTCGAGCAAGATGGAGTATTCTCCGAAGTCAGTTGTCACAAAGTTTGGCATCCATCCTGAAAATTTTTGTGTAACAAGATGCTTTATTGGTGACGGCTCTGACGGTTTAAAAGGTGCCCCTGGAGCAGGGTTTAAAAGTATGTCAAAACGTTTTCCAGAGCTATCAAGCTCGTTACCTGTGAGTGTTGACGATATACTTACAAGATGTCGTGTTCTTCAGGAACAAAAGCCGTTGAAGCTTTATGATGGGATCATATCTTCTGAAGAGACTATTAGAAAAAATTGGAAGCTTATGTATTTGGGAATAGGTAATTTGTCAGCCACTCAAGCAAAAAAAATAGATGACATTTTAGAGTTATATGAGCCAAAAAAAGACAAACTTGGGTTTATTCGATGCCTAATAAAGCTGGGTATTCGAAATTTTGATTATGATAAATTTTTTATGACGCTTAAAGCGATCAACTAACGAAGGAAATTAAAAATATGACGATGGCAGCTGTAGCGACACCTTCCCTGATCGAAGATCTTCCAGCAGGACAATTCAGTAAATATAACAAGAATTTTCAGGAAAAGATATTCCAGGGCTTGTTGTCTGATACGGCTTGGGCAGCACAAATGATCGAAGTTATGCGCCCGGATTTCTTTGAATTAAGGTATCTACAGTATTTATGTGAAAAGTACTTCGCGTATTTTACAGATTACAGGTGCTTTCCAACACAAGGTCTGCTGATCAGCATTATCAAGGAATCGTTGGGGGCCGATGATGATGTAATTCTCAGAGATCAAATTGTGAATTATTTGATTCGAATGCGTTCTAACCCCAACCCCAATGATTTAGCGTATGTTAAAGAAAAGTCTTTAGATTTTTGTAAAAGGCAAGCTTTCAAAGAGGCTCTAGAAAAGTCTGTAGAGTTAATTTCGACAGATAAATTTGAAAGTGTTGTTACTTTGATGAAGGGAGCCGTCTCCATCGGTATGGCAAATACGGTAGGACACGACTTTTTCGAAGATATTGAAGCACGTTTTTTGAGGGTTAATCGTTGTGTATGTCCCACTGGTATCAAAGAGTTAGACTCAAAAGAAGTCTTAAATGGTGGTCTTGGTAGGGGCGAGATTGGTGTCATTACAGCGAACACTGGCGTTGGAAAATCGCACTGGCTCGTTGCGATGGGTGCGAATGCAATGCGCCGAGGTAAAAATGTTTTGCACTACTCTTTCGAGTTGACAGAACAAGCTGTTGGACTTAGGTATGACGCAAATCTTTGTGACATTTCAGCATCAGATGTAATTGATGAGAAGCAGTACGTGACGAAGTTTTACGAAGAAAATACAGATCTTGGCAGACTAATCATTAAGGAATATCCCACTGGATATCCCTCTATTAACACCCTTCGTAATCATATTGAGAAATTAGCTCTAAGAAATTTTAAACCGAGTGTAATAATCGTTGATTATGCTGATATTATGCGCTCTACTAGATCTTATGATTCTTTGAGACATGAACTTAAGCTTATTTATGAAGAATTACGAAATCTTGCGATGGAGCTACGCGTTCCAATATGGACAGCATCTCAAGCTAATCGTGATTCTGCAAATTCAGATATTGTTGGGCTAGAGAACATGTCAGAGGCTTATGGAAAAGCAATGGTTGCTGATTTTGTAATTTCTATATCAAGAAAAGCTATGGAAAAAGCAACTGGAGCTGGTCGGCTATTCATTGCAAAAAATCGAGCTGGTAAAGATGGAATCGTTTTTCCTATTCACATTGACACAGCTCGTTCTAAGATTACAATCTTGGATGCTGATGTGTCGACACTCTCAGAAGCAACTCAAGAAGAAGAAAAAGAAGTCAGAAGTGCTCTTCGAAAAAAGTGGAAAGAAATTAACCGACTATAGCGAAACCGCACCCCGCGATCAGGCAGATAAGTGAAAAATAAGACGCTAAATTACAAGCAGGCTTTTGAGAATTCTTTAGAATATTTCGATGGTGATGATTTAGCTGCTAATGTGGCTGTTACAAAATATCTTTTGACAGATGAAGATGGAGCCTACCTTGAGTCGAGTCCAGATCAGATGCATCATCGACTCGCAGATGAATTCCACCGTATCGAATCGACTTATCCTAACCCAATGTCTCGTGACGAAATTTATGAGCTATTTCAAGAGTTCAAGTATGTGATCCCGCAAGGATCACCTATGTCTGGAATTGGTAATCCATATCGAGTACAGAGCCTCTCAAATTGCTTTGTAATCCCACCTCCTGCCGACAGCTACGGCGGGATTTTAATGACAGATCAAGAATTAGTTCAAATTGCTAAACGTCGTGGTGGAATAGGGTTCGACATTAGTACGATTCGTCCAAAAGGACTTCAGACTGCAAACGCAGCTCGTACCACGGATGGTATTGAAGTTTTTATGGATCGGTTCTCTAATTCATGTAGAGAAGTTGCCCAAGGTGGTCGCCGCGGCGCATTGATGCTCACTATTTCTGTTCATCATCCACAAATTTATGATTTTATTCGTATTAAACAAGAGCTTACAAGAGTCACTGGTGCCAATATTTCAGTTAGGGTTTCTGATGAATTTATGAAGGCTGTAAAAGACAATACAGATGTTGAGCTACGTTGGCCAGTTGATTCCTCTTCGCCGTCGATCAGTGAACAGGCTGACGCTGGTGAGATATGGCAAGAAATTATTGAGGGTGCTCATGCATCTGCCGAACCGGGAGTTCTTTTCTGGACGACTGCGCAAAATATGACTCCATCAGACATTTATAAAGAAGATGGTTTCGGCTCAGTTTCTACAAATCCTTGCGGAGAAATTATTCTGTCTCCTTATGATAGCTGTCGTCTAATGCTGCTAAACCTCACTTCGTTCGTCCAAAATCCATGGACTCAAGATGCAAGATTTGATTATCCAAAGTTTTGGGAGATTGCGTCAAAAGCACAACGGCTTATGGACGACATGGTTGATCTGGAAGTAGAACAGATCGACAAAATATTAGGAAAAGTAATAGCTGATCCAGAACCAGATGTAGTGAAAAAAATTGAGTCGGATTTATGGGCAAAGATCAAAGAGCAAGCTTTAAACGGCCGCAGAACAGGTCTTGGAATAACTGGTCTTGGTGACACTCTTGCTATGTTGGGTATGCGTTATGGAAACAAAAAGTCTATCAAAACCACTGAAGAAATTTATAGAACTCTAGCTGTTTCGTCGTACCATTCTTCATGTCTTCTCGCAAAAGAGAGAGGATCATTTCCTATATTTGATAGAGAAAAAGAAAAGGGGCACCCATTTTTAGAGAGAATTCTAGCTGCTGATCCTCGACTACGAGAAGCATATATGACTCACGGAAGACGCAACATTGCGAACACTACAACGGCTCCAGCTGGTTCGGTATCCACCCTTACACAAACCACCTCTGGTATTGAGCCTGCATTTATGCTTCACTACACTCGCCGTAAGAAAATTACTGGCCAAGATGAAGATGCACGAATCGATTTTATAGATGATAATGGGGACAAGTGGCAAGAGTTCACTGTTTATCACCACAATTTTAAGAAATGGATGGCCACTATTGAGGTGGGTGAGGGTGAAACGATGAGTAATGAAAAGCTTGTTGATTTGAGCCCATATTCAGGAGCTACTGCAAATGAGATTGATTGGGTTGCGAAGGTAAAAATGCAAGCCGCCGCACAAAAATGGGTGTGCCATGCAATATCAAACACGACCAACCTTCCTGCAGATATCGATATAGAGACAGTAAAACAAGTCTACATGGCTGCTTGGGAGCTTGGTTGCAAAGGTGTTACAGTTTACCGTGAGGGTAGTCGTGCGGGTGTGTTGGTTTCTACTTCGGACTCTGATCTTGATTCACGAGAAGCAGGGAAAATAATTATGAGAAGTGCCCCCCGCCGGTTGGCAGAGCTGGAGTGTGACATTCATCAGGCGAATATTAAGGGCGAAGCTTGGACTGTCATGATCGGCTTATTAGATGGCCGGCCGTATGAAGTAATAGGTGGGTTGTCAGAATATGTGGAGATTCCAAAAAAATATCAGCGTGGTGTTATTCGCCGCAGACCGCGTAAGTCAATGCCTTCCAAATATGATTTAATTGTTGGAAAAAATGGGGATGAATTCACTTTCAAAGACGTTATCAAAGTATTTGATAACCCCAACCATACATCATTTACGAGGACTATTTCTCTTGCATTACGCCACGGCGTACCCGTCCAATATATGGTGGAGCAGCTGCAGAAAGATAAAGATGCTGACTTGTTTAGTTTTTCAAAGGTC